TCATGAAATTCATTGAATTGAACAAAGAATTTGGTGAACCAGGCTTCGTTTGGGCAGAAAGTAATGACATCGTTTATAATCCATGTGTTAGTGGTGACACTTGGGTTATGACAGATCATGGCCCGAAGAAAGCAAAAAATCTTTTGGGCAAACAGTTTGGAGCAATAGTTGATGGTCAAGTATATCCTACTACAAAAAAGGGGATGTTTGAAACTGGGGAAAAAGAGCTTTTTGGTTTAGAAACTAAAGAGGGATTTTGCATAGAGGCGACCAGTAATCACCAGATAATGACTCCAGAGGGTTGGGTTGAACTGAAAGACCTAAACGTTGGAGATCAAATAGTTTTACATAATCACCAAAATCTTACATGGAAGGGAGAAGGGTTTCATGAAACCTTTGATAAAGGTTGGTTGTTGGGCAGTTTGCTTGGGGACGGAACCTTTACTAAAAATAGTGCATTGCTTGACTATTGGGGAGAGTCAAGGTCTCATATGATGAAGATGGCTATCAAAAGAATAAAAATGTCAGGACTTCATACATATAAAGAAATGACAGGAGGAAAACAAACGTCAAATGTCGGTAAATTAAGGTTATATTCTTCTGGGTTAAAAAAGATGGCAGAATACTACGGAATAAAACGTGGTGAAAAGGAGATAGGGTGTAAAATAGAGGGAAGTTCTTCAGATATGTATAGAGGGTTCCTTCAGGGGTATTTTGATGCAGATGGATCTGTCCAGGGCGATTTAAAGAAGGGGATGTCAATACGTTTACACAGCATCTCTCTTAACAATTTAAAAACTGTACAAAGGATGCTCCTCCGCCTTGGTATTGTGTCTAAAGTTTATAAAAACCGTAGAGGTGAGGGTTTTAAACCAATGCCTGACGGAAAAGGTGGTAAAAAAGATTATTTTTGCCAAACGGCCCATGAACTTGTTATTTCAAATGAATCTATTTGGGTTTATAGAAATAGGATCGGGTTTTCAGAACCATATAAAATTCAAAAACTTGATAGTTTGTTGAGTCAATATAAAAGAAAACCAAATAAGAGTAAATTCATAGCTACAGTTGCCTCTAAAGAGAGTAAGGGGATTGAAAAAGTATATGATTGTACTGTTCCCGTTGTTCATGCGTTCGATGGAAACGGAGTTTATGTACATAACTGTGTTGAAATCGGCATGGTCCCAAAGCTCCCTTTGAATGATCAATTCCGCAAAGAATTTGCCTCTGCTGTTATCGCTCAGGACAATAATGAATATCTTAGCGGATGGCAATTTTGCAATTTATGTGAGATCAATGTAAAGAAGGTTAAAACCGAAGAGGATTTTCTTGACTCTTGTAAAGCGGCGGCAATCATTGGCACTATTCAAGCTTCGTATGATACCTTTCATTATTTGGGCAACATCACTCAGGAAATTGTAAAGCTTGAGGCACTTCTCGGTGTTTCTATGACAGGTATGGCAGATAATCCTGATATGGCCTTTGATCCTGCATTACAAAGGAAGGGTGCTAAACTTATTCTTAAAACTAATGAGAAGATTGCAGGAATACTTGGCATCAATTTATGTGCAAGAGCTACATGTGTTAAGCCTGCTGGATCTACGAGTTGTGTTTTGGGAACTGCATCTGGGATTCATCCTCATCATGCCAAAAGATATTTCAGGAGAGTTCAAGCAAACAAACTTGAGACTCCGCTGAAATATTTTGAAAAACATAACCCAGATGCTATCGAAGAATCAGTATGGTCAAATAATAACACTGATGTTGTTATTACCTTCTTATGCGAAGTTCCTGATGGAGCCAAAACCAAAAATCAGGTCGGTGCCATAACTCTTCTTGAGAATGTTAAGCTTACTCAACAGAATTGGGTTGAGTCAGGGACAAGACATGATACGGCTATTTATCCTTGGCTAAGACATAATGTATCAAACACTATTAACATCAAGCCACATGAATGGGATGATGTTGCTAACCACATTTATCGCAATAGAAGGTATTATGCGGGAATTTCTATGTTACCTATGTCTGGGGACAAAGATTACCCTCAAGCGCCTTTTACGGCAGTTATGACCATCACAGAGATCGTCAGAGAGTATGGGGATGGCAGTTTATTCGCCAGCGGTCTTATTGTTGACGGATTGAGAGTATTTAAAGACAATCTTTGGGAAGCTTGTGATTGTTTGCTTGGCATTGGAGAGATTATCTATGTTGATCCTTTAAGAAATAAGATCTCCAGAGATTTTGAAACAAATGGGATCAAGTGGAAAAACGAAGGATTGTCCCCTGACTCTCCAGACAAACTACTTGAAGCTTGGCTTAACCATAATGTAGAAAACTACAAAGAAAAATTGGATTGGGTCAGAAGGGCAAAACAATTTGCAGATCGCTATTTTGAAGGTGATGTTAGAAAAATGACATATTGCCTTAAAGATGTCGCGAACTGGAAGAAGTGGTTAGATCTGACTAGAACATATATTGATGTTGACTGGTCAGGATGTTATGAAGATGAATATGGCAATTTAGACAATTATGGTGGCGGGGCTGGAGACGCTTGCTCAGGCGGTCATTGTGAAAGCGGAGCACTTGGAGTATCCATACGTGAGAAGCTAAGCGAAAAAGACTCGTAATCATATAAAAGGTAAAAAGGCTGTATTTGTGGAAATAAACACGATACAGCCTTTTTTAGGTTTTAGCTATGAACAAACACATTAAAGTTTTCAAGATAAAAGACAGATATTGTTTTACAATAAACAAATTCTCATCCATCCATCACAGTAACCTTACAAAATTCTCAGAACCTTTGTATCGTTACGCCTGGGAAGCATATAGCGATGCCAAACAAATTGCGGAGAAACATTCTTATCACATTGACGCTTTAGAAAAATTCGCTATAGAGGATTTGCAAAAGCCATTAGTAGAAGATGTTTCGGCAGAGACGAGATTAGCAGATCATTATGAAGAAATTTATGATGGTCTCGTGGATACGGCGGATGGCATGGATGAAGAGGATAAGAATCAGAAGAAAGTAAATTACTTCGAAGCAAAAGCTGTTGTTAGTGAAATTTTGTTTGTGATAGACAACATGGACGAAGATGAACTCGCTGAAGAAGAAGATAAAGAAAAAAGCGAAGAAAGACTGAACGGAATTATTTCTAAAATAAAGGAACTTGTCCACAAATATTATTCTGAGGATTTAGCCAAGTACAAAAAAGAAAGTGAAGAAGAGGAAGATGTCCCAATGGCTGATCCAATGGCTGATCCGATGGCCGATCCGATGGGAGGGATGCCAATGGCCGATCCAATGGAAATGCCGATGGCCTCATCTAAGTCTTTAATAAAGCAAGCCCAATCTCTTACTTCTTATCAAGATGCTTGGGGAGACATCGACGCTGATGCAATCCAAGAGTTGATGAATGAGTATGGCAAACGTGCTTGTTCAGCAGTTGAAAATAATCATCCAAGTGCAGTATGGGTAAAACATTCCCATGGTATTGATTTATTTGATGGTGACGATATTGTAATCGCATTAGATATTGGGAAAGATTTGTTTTTGCAAGACATAAGACCTGGGGGCAAAATCAGGGATATGTATCCATATCACTCCCTGGAGTTCTATCAAGCATATTGGAAGCCAATTGTGGAGAAGATAGGGCATTGCTGTGTAGGAGACAATTCATCTGTATTACATTTAGAGGGACGTAGTTTACCAGACATACCTAAAGACTTTCCCTATGAAAGCCCTACTTTCGAAACAATAGATAAAGAATCTAAGGCGGCATCAACTTTTACTGTTTCTTTTAAAGGAGACAAACCTGCTTGGTTTGTTAATCCATCTTCAATGACGAAAGAAGCAGGATCAAAATACTCTGAACAGGATTACTACCAAAATGGAAAAGGCGCAATTGTTGTTTGCACTGATCCAACTTTGGAAAGCTATTATCAACAAACAGGACATGTTGTCCAAGTTATACCATTTGGTGATCATTTGGAAGTTGATATTAACTTTGGTAATCACATTTGTAGAATGGTAGAAGATCAGTTCGAAATCATTGATGATCTATAAACTTACAGAAAAGAACCTTACCACCCGAAAACAACGAAATTTCGAGATCAACTTCGAGATCAAGGATTTTTGTTGTGTTGGGGATAATCTGTTTTTCCTACATGATGATGGCATAGGAAAGATGAATAATGGCGACTGCAATCCTGATTGGCGTTATGAACTCACATATACTGAGAAGCCAGACTTTTCAACTTTCAGTTCGATATGCTATAATTCCAGTTATGATTGTTTATATATAGTTTCAGAAGGTGGTAGCCGAATTCACAAAGTCGATTTGGAGTTGATGGATTTTGAGAATTTGATCTCAAAAAACAGTGCTAAACAATTTAGAAGAAAAGTCCTTGGAAGAAGCGACTCAAGGACTTATGTAACTTCATTAGAAAATCAAGTCATCTGGAGCACTACAAATTGTCACAGATGCTTTATAATGAATGAGGAGAACGCCTTTCCACTTATAGGTTGTGGTAAGGCTGGATTCTCAATATCAAATTTAAAAAATACGAGGATTTCTAAACCAACTGGAGTTGCAATAATGGGAAAAACTGTCTGTTTTGCAGACAGTGGTAACAATTGCTTAAGGGGGATACGAAAAAACTCAACGTACACAATTATCGATGACTGCAAAGACCTAAAAGACATATATTATGTCAAGAACAAACTTTTCTTTTTAAGTGACAATACTGTGCATATGCTTTCCTCTGAAGGAGATGCGACTCATTTGTTTGAAATATATAAGGTTGGAAATAAAATTCTGACCTTTTGTCCATCAGACAATGGTTGTGTTTATATATTGGAGGAATATTATGTCGAGTCGCCAGAAGAAGCAGAAAGCTATTAATCCACTTGAAGAAGCAATACTTCAGATTAATACCAAAAACCCGATTCTGAAAAAGAACAAGGGTTACAAAGAGATAGTCGATATCATAACGTTTTGTGATCATCCAGACTACCTAAACTTACCATCAGAAGAGAATCAGCTTGATCTCTGGACTTCCCAAAGAGTTATCCTTAAGTGCTTCTACAAGAACACTATAGGAAATGAAGACCTTCATCTCAATAAAGAAGAGTGGGAGTGGCTTTACGGTAATGAAGAAGATGAGACTCTTGAAGGTGTTACTTATGAAAGGAACATCAAAGAGGTTATCAAAAAAATGATCGAGATGGACAGGTTCCACGATGAGAAGGCCAAGGGGAATGATGAAAATGAGGGGAAGAAGCCAGAAGACAGACGACCTGAATATTTTAGTATGTTGCATCTTGTCTTAGGTAGACGTGGAAGTAAAACCTTGATGGCTTCAATCATAACTGTGTATGAAGCGTACAAGTTACTAGTTATTAATGAGGGTAATCCCCATAGCTACTATAATCTACCTAGTGATGATGAAATTGCAATTATTAATGTTGCCTTGTCACAATCTCAGGCTGGACGTTTGTTTGGACAGATTCAGGCTAGAATTAGAAACTCTCCTTTTTTCAAAGGACGAATCGCTAAATCAATTTCTTCGGAGATTCGTTTGTATACTGACTCTGACTTAGAAAAGAAAAGTCAGGGAGTTGACATTGAAGTTGCGGGATCTATTCTACTTCTTTGTGGTCATAGTAATCCAGACTCACTTGCTGGATATAGTGCTATTCTTATTCTGTTTGACGAGATTGCATTCTATGATGAGAGTGGTAAGGTAACAGGGACCTATTTCTTCAACAGATTAAAGCCATCATTATCTAAATTCTACAAATATAATGCGGCTCGAATAGTGATGATATCATCACCGAACAATAGGATGGGTATTTTCTATGATATGTATCGAAGATCATTAGAAGATGATTCTATCTTATCGTTTCAGTTGCCAACTTGGTGTGTAAATGATGATATTGATTTTTATAACAAAGAGATGGTTGGTGATAGAGAGAGTAACCCAGAAATGTTTGCTATTGAGTATGGCGCTCAATGGGCTAGTGGCGGTATTTATGGTAACTATTTTGAGGAAGGATTGCTTGAAAGATGTGTAAGGGCAGATCTTGGCCCTCATGCCAAACCAGCACCAGGATACAATTATTATGCTCATGTTGATCCAGCCAATGGCGGAAATAACTTCAGTATGGTTTTGATTGCCGCTAAGAAATATAGAAACAATCAGGGGGAAAAGAGATGGATGGTTGAATTAGCTGGCGTATGGATCTGGAAACCAGTTCCAGGTATTGGATTACAATTCCATGAGATTGATAGAGATGTTCTAACTATTTGCAAAATCTTTAGACCATTGAGAGTTACTTATGATGACTTTCAGTCTGTACACAGTTTGCAGTTTTTGAGGAGTCATGGAGTAAATTGTCAAAAGATTCAATATAACAGAAGTGTTAAACAGAAATTATATAGAAATATGAAGATGATGATGGAGTATCAACCAAATCCTGAAATTTATCTTTATGATGATGATGGACATGCTTCATATATGTTAGCAGAGATGCAACACTTAAAATTCAAAAGAATTGCAAGAGGAATTTCTCTTCTGCCAGATAAAAATGCAGATGTGAAGACAGATGATGTAGTTGATTGCTTAGTAGGGGCTGTTTCTTCTGCTACTGATGGACTGAACCCTGCTCTTCCAGAACCTGTAACTGTTAGGATGAGATTTTAGAGGATTTTTTATAATAGAAGAAGAACAAATAAGAAATATTCTTCAGGAGAGTGCATAAAATGTCTGAATATAAATTTGTAGTCTATGAAAAATTAGATGAAGATGCCCATACTGATCGCATGTTGTCAGAATCCCATGGCGACATTCCAGAGGAAATTACAGATAAGCAGTTAGATCCTCATCACGTAGGTGACAAAGATTCAGTTATGGAAAAGCTTCTTGAAAACAACAGAACTGGTAGTGCAGAAGTTGTTATTGAGAAAAACCTAGATGAAGCCAAAGATGAATTTGGTTCTAAACACAGAAATGCTCAAGCTTATGAAGGTGATATGAATAAGCTTGAAGAGAAACGATTGGCCGATTACAATATCGAAGGAGAGGAGTATGAGACAGCCTCAGAAACTCCCAAGCGACAAAGATGGTGGGAAATCAAAAGCGAAGATGGCCTTAAAATAGCTTTCGAGAAGAAAGCTCAGTCAATGGATATTGATTGGGATTATGTGGAACGTGATCGTAGTCTTGAAGACAATATGGATGATATCCTAGATGATCCTTATGGACAGGACTTTGAAATTAATGAAATCGATCCTGATTTTCCAATAGAAGACCTCGGAGACGACGATGATGTTCTAGAAGCTGTTAAAGAAGTCTACTACGAAGAGATTGACATAGGTGGAACCCCTACCGCTGTTGGTAAACTTGAAATAACTGGTACAAACGATACAAGTAGTTTGACTTTGGAAGATATCGCTGACGATTTGGAATACTTCATGTCCAAACATCATGGCGAAATTCCATTTTCATTAGCTTCATTTGATGATTCAAAACTTAGTCAGGGCATTGTAACTTACCAAATCGGTCTTGACGAAGTGGGTGAGGATTTTGAAGTAACTGACTTAGACGAAGAAGATCTAATGGATGAGGAAGATAGACTCTTTGCATCCAATTAT